ATCCCATTTTCTAAGGCTTGCTTTTGTCTGTAATAACAAAGCCCGTAAACGTGCCGCTGTATATTTGGGCTGATTGGCTTTTGGAAGGCGTTCTATTGCTTCTAATTTATCAACCGCCCGCAATATGATTCGATTGTATGATTCAACGATTTCACGCGAAATTTTATTTGAAAATCTATTTAAATCTAAACTATTACGAAAATATTCTTCTGGTATTAAATCAGGGTAAGGAATAGATGCCCCAAGTTTGGAGACATCAGACGGAACCCGAATTGGCGTTTGTGTCATTAATCCTCATCGTCTGGGTCTTCAACTGGTTCATCTTCTTCGACTTCGGGTGTTGGTTCATCTGTTTCGATCATGTCTCCCTTTTGTGTTGATTCGATTTCTTCTTCAACGTCAAAATCATCGCCGAGGATTTCGCCTTCTGCCAATTGCTTCAATAATGTTTCTTGAGATATAGCGCCAGAAGACCATAATCCTTGCATCGCCTGAATCTCTTGCGGTGCTAATCTCTGACCCAAGAAATCACGATTGACAAAAGCATTTCCAATTTCTGCAATATTTAAATAATTTGCATGAAATACTAAACAGTTGTCGATCATGTCCTGAAGCTGTTGCGCAACAATCATTAATGTCGAATCGCCTTGACTTCTTTGAATTTCTTGCGATGCGGCTGTTTCTGCTACAAGTTTCTGGCCGAGGATTGCGGCAAGTGCCAAAGTATTAATTTGATCTTCTAAATTTTTTATTCTGTCGCGTTGATACTGAAACGATTGCCCTTTGATCTCTACAAACTCGGCTCTTGCGCCTTCTGGAAACGCAATGGCTTCGCCCGGCCCTGCACTTACTTCTTCTGACGCCTGCGGAAATCCAAAGAGACAAAGTAAAGGAACAGAAGATATTCTTAATTGATTATCAAAGTCTGAACTCTTTTGATAATGCAATAAATTCAGTTCTGCAATATCTTGCATCGGTGGGCGTGATTCTAAGAAAGCAACCTTGTTTGAATATGCAATTGCAAATGGTATGTAATCCAAAGATGTTGTTCCTTCATCAACCTTTACATATTTTCCCTGCCTGCCCTTTCTGTGAACTTCAAAAGCTCCCGGCGTAAGTAATCGCACCTGTTCAACTTCTTTTTGTCCATAATCGCCATCTTCTTCTGTGACCCGTTCCAAAAGTCTTAATTGTGTTAATTTTTGCTTCCCGTCAACAAGTTCTGTTCGCCAACCGAGAATCTCACGCGGACTGTATGTAATCCAATAAGGTCTGCCAGTTCCGCCTGTCGGTGCATCAACTAGAACCCCGACATGACCATAACGCAACATAATTTTTGCTGTCTCATATGTCCAACTCGTGAGATCGTTTCCCTGAAGGTCAACATCGAATAAATCTTCCGTAACCCGTTCTGATACCTCATTTAATCGAACAGGTTTGCGCGTAAGCATACCCGCAAGCAATCTTTCAATTCTGACGTACAAAGGCGCAAGAACTGAAGTCGCAAGTCTGTTGTCGTAGCTTTCATCTTGTTCGCGCGGCATCTGCGGAAGATATTTTCGATGTCTTTTTCTTATGCCATAAGTTCCTGTTATCAAATCTTCAATCAATATCCAGTTCGGCTCCATATTGACATAAGCATTGCTAGGGTCTTGAACCTCAACAGCTTTACTTGATCTTGTTCTGTCGTAATGGTTGAAAGAAGAATACACGGCTTAATCCCTAGCTTAATTTAATAGTAATACACTTTTTAATATATTCTAATCCCTGTTTTGCGCCCTGCCCCCAAATGTAAGGGATTGAAGCAACGCCAACAAAGGTATCGGACGCAATCAGAGAAATGATCTAATCCTGTTTTTTCTGGTTCGCCTGATTCTGTATAAGATTGAAGTTCCAAAGATTCGATGACATTTTTACAACGCGGATGAACAAAAAGACTAATTTCTTCTTTACCATTGCATAAAAGGCGCTGAACATTATTAACGCTGTCTTTAATGGATGGATTAGACGCCCCCGATTGATTGGATATTCCATAACTTTCGAGAATCTGGATGTCGGTTTTAGAAGCATTTGTTGATCTTGCTCCGCCTGACGAATCAGGGTATCCGTATAGTCTGTTATGTGGAAATCTTGATTTGATTTCTTTTGCCAGTTGGTCGGTGTCATGTGCGCGTATCTCATCAAAAATATAAAGTTTGTTATCTCTAATAACGGCGCAAACACAAGACATTTTTCCAATATTAAAGTCGATTCCAAGTCTTATAATTTCTTCTGAATAATTTGGGATGTCTTTTGTTATATGTTTTTCTCTGTCGAAGCGGTCAAAAACAGCGCCAGTTGTTAAAGATATGAACTGCCCTTCAAGGTACGCCTTGAGAAGATTAGGGTCGTAGTTCATTTTCATTCTATCAATAAAATCTGCGGGCAAATGTGGATTATCTGTTGTTTTCATTCTTATTAACTTTCTGTCATTTTTTTCTTGTACTTCATCACTTGCGAAAGTTTGCCAGAACCATTTGTAACCTTCAGGTGTGGACGCCGCCGCAAACTGGCGAACATTCCCTGCGCGAAGACGTCCAAGGATTTTAGGGAAAGCGCGATCACAAATCGGTTTAGCAACTGTATCAATTTCATCTGCCAATATAAAAGCGGCGTTTATACCGATTATTCTTTGCCAAGATTCAAAAGAACGACACATAATCCGCGTGTCTCCCTTGGGTAAGTGCAAAACAAAATCAGGCAACGGTGAACTTCTGAATGTGTAAGGAATCTCGTAATTTGACAAAAATTCCTCAAATTCTGTTACAAAGAGATCACGGACAAGCGGTTGCGTAGGTTCTAAAACAATACCTGTGAAACCTTGATTTAAAACAGAAAGAGAAAAACACTTTGCCAGTAAAGATCGCGTCTTACCTGATCCATAGCCCGCGCATAGACCCAATATTTGCGTTTTTGTATCATTTACAAAATTTAATTGACCTAAATGTAAATCAGATTTTATTTTATCTAAAGTCAAATTTGTATTTAAGGAATCTGTGAAATTCTGTGGATATAAAACAAATCCTTGATTGACGTCTGTTAAAAAACTCATGAGCAAAGATGTGCTAATTTTGCTGCGGTATTGATTGCACCAAGAGCAATATGATATTGACCAGACCTTCTAGCTTCCATCTGTAAGGTGCTACATTGAGCCAAAAGATCAGCCACCATCTGAGGTCGTTCCATATCCCAATCCTTCTTTAACTCGGCTCTAGCTATCTCTAAATACTTATCTACGCTTCTTTCTCCCACCCCCCAGTTTTCCGAAGCATAACGAACGCAATCTGATCTGCGGCCACCGTTTGCAATAATACGAGCAAACTTTTGTGACCTAACAACAGTTTCTGCTTTTGTTCCTTTTTTACCCATTAACTAGATGATACACGTTTTGCTTCGTTACCTGTAAAATCCTCCCACCTTTTAACGATTACATCACAGTATTTTGGATCTAACTCCATAAGATAAGCATGCCTGTTTGTACGCTCAGCAGCTATTAAAGTTGAACCAGAACCACCAAAAAAATCTAAAATAATATTATTTATAAAAGTTGTGGTATTTATAGCCATTTCGGCTAATTCAACAGGTTTTTGTGTTGGGTGTAAATATTTATTAACTGAATCCTTTGAAACTTCCCAAACAGAACCTAATCTTTTGCCTGTTAAAAAACTTTTACGATTAAAAACTAATGCGATTTCGTGATCTGTTGAATAAGTTGCTTTTAAATCACCTAAACCGCCTCCTTTTTTGTGCCATACAACTAAATTAGAAATATCTCCTAAAGGTTTTGTAACTTCTAACCATTTATCAAGAACTTTCCATGATGTCCATATGAAACAAAAACCTTTTGAAAAACTATTTGCTAAAGGAAGCCAATCAGACAAGATAATATTATCATTTTCAATTTGATTAAATTTCGGTGTTTTTTCTCTGAAATTAGATTTATATGACATTCCATAAGGAGGGTCAGTAAAGACCATATCAGCCTTTTTATTATCCATAAGTTTTTCAACGTGTTCAATATTTGTAGAGTCACCACACAAGAGTCTGTGATTGCCAAGAATATATAAATCACCCTCTTTTGTTATTGGTTCTTCTGGGGTTTCAGGAACTTCATCAGGGTCTGTTAAACCTTCAGTTGGTAGTACTTCTTTTTTAGAAAGTATGTCATCAAGCTCTTTTTTATCAAAAAAATCGTTTAAATCATGTTCTTCTGATAATTGTTCAAGCATATCTATATCCCACTCTGACAAGTCACCAGTTCTGTTGTCTGCTATTGCTAAACCAACTTTTTGATCTTCTGTAAGGTTTGATCTTTTAACAGCAATTATTTCATCACCATCTGCTTCTATTATTTTTAAGTTTTTAATCCCTGCGGCTTTTGCCCCTGCAATTGTTCCATTTCCTGCAAGTATGCGATTGTTTTCATCTATTACTATTGATCTTGCCGCACCATATTGTTCAAGACTTTGTTTTATAAGCTTTGCAGATCGGTCTGTACGCTTACGAGCATTTTTAGGATCGTTTTGTAAATCATTAATTGAAGTCATACTTTTAATGTATAACATGAATTATAGGGTTGACATTACATTTTAATTTTATTATAATTAAATTGTTATCAAACAAACTAAACCAAATGGCTAACAAAAACGAAAAAGATGTTTTTTTAGAGGCTTTAGGAACTGAATTAGTTTTTCAACAAATTCAATTTTTAGAAGCTTATACTGATAAAAACAATCCCCAACTTAAATACTTAAAAGGTTGGTTAATTAATCAGAAATTAGATGAGCTAGGCGGCAAAACATTATTAGAGGTAGCGCAATGACAAATTTCTTTATGGTTATGTGCGCGACAGGAATCTTTTACTTGGGATTCGATGGGGCATTGACCGATATGACACGCAACGATTGTGCAGCGGGTGTTCAAGCGGCTTGCGAAGTATTGCGATGAGGTTAGACAGATCAAAACTTTTTGAATGGTTGCTTGATAACGAATGTCCTTATGATTGGGATGTAGACGAAAAATCAAGCAATGATGAAACTGTAACCCTTATTTTTTCGGAGGATACATGAAAGATCAGGAACAACTGAAATCACTTAATCAATTACTTTCTTTGGTTATTGGTGGGCGTATTGCAAGACAAACTGAGCATTTAAAAAGCGCCCCTATCAATCGTATAAATCACGCGCAAAAGATTATTGCTGATGGGGAACTACAGGAAGCAACGCGAGATTTACAAGATGGTTACGATGGCGCATCAAAAAGACTTTCACAGGTTGAACGCAAGATTGATTCTTTGAAAAGTTTAAAAGTACTTGCAGAAATGGTTGAAGAAAATGTTCGGGATGCGGCGCTTGCGGCTGTTCGCGAAGGTGCAAATTCTGATGGGTTTATGTTTGATGAATATAACGAATGGGAGGGCAAATATAAATGAAAAGATATAGATTTTCAAGCGGGGATGAAGAAACATCGCGCAGGGCTGAACAACAGTTTTTACGCATTACAGAAAACATGACCGATGAACAACGTGACGCTGTTCTTGATTGTTTGATAAAAATGCAGAAACAATTATTTTTTCAAGAGCCTTGGTTGCTTAAAAAGTTCTCAGGAAAGGAACAGGCGCAGATACTTGCGCAATATACAAAAGAAGAGCAATTGATTATGCTTGCGAGGTTCGATCTTGAATTACAACATTGGAAGGATAAAAAAAGAAATAGTTGACAATATTATTTAATTATAATATAATTAAGTTGTAAGCAAACCAATCAAACAAATGTTATTCCAAAAAACTTTCACAATTGAATTTGGACGTAATCTAAACAACACAAACTATTACTTTGAATACAAAGAAGGCGATGAGTTTGGATACTTTGTCGAAATGAAATACGGCAATATTCAATACGAGATAAGACTTGATGCTTTTGATTTCTTTATGAAGTTAGAAGGCATACAAAAATTCGATAATGTTATCGAAGGTTGGGACGGCGACAAGTTCTGCCACAATCACAATTACATGACTCCTGAAGATATGGCGATGGAAGAAGGGGACGAATTGGATTGGAATTATGTTGGCGCTCCTTGTCACTATTAAGGAGGGCTAACAATGGATAGTTTTTTACACAATCATCAAGCCGCGCTTGATAGCCAAAGAGAAGCGCAGGCGATTCGAGATCGCGGCGATGATGAAGATGACAAGTTTTTTAATCACGAATACGATTATGAAGACGATGATTTTTTCGATGATTGAAACACCTTCTTTACTCTCGCCTTGTGGCTCTTATCAGGTTGATTTTTTTCCAATAAAAGGTCGATCTGATCTTTTTCTTAGATGTGGTGTTTTTGAAGGTTTAGTTGAATTTCAAGAATGTGTATCGCACACCGAAATGTTTCGCGAAGTAGAAAGCAAAAGATTCAGAAAATTCAGAACAATAGGGCAAAATAAAATACCGCAAGAAATAATTATATGAAAGATAAATATTCAATCAAGCCTGTTTTAAGTTCAGAATGTTATGAATGGTTTTTAAAGAAACACTATGCGCGAAGATTGCCAAATATAAACTGCGCATTTGGGTTGTATGACAACTTGAATTTATTGCAGGGTGTTTGTAGCTTTGGAAAGCCTATGAGCCATACGCTTGTATCTGGCGCTGTAAATGGCCTATATCAAGATAATTTTCTAGAACTTAATAGATTAATAATCAATGAAGGATTAGAAAAAAATGTTCTTAGCTTTTTTGTTTCTGGTTGCTTAAATAGATTGCCAAAGCCATCGGTTGTTGTTTCATATGCTGATACATCGCAAGGGCATCACGGGTTTATTTATCAGGCGACAAATTGGATTTATACAGGATTAAGCGCAAAGTTTAAAGATTATGCCGTAAGGGGTCTTGAACATATGCACCATAGTTCAATAGAAGATAGCGTTGGCCGCTATGACGAAAACAAGAATATAAATAAACATGAGCTATTAAGGAAAAAATATGGCGATAGACTCTATATGAAAGAACGTCCGCGAAAACATAGATATTTTTATTTTTTAGGTAACAAAAAAGAAAAAACGCTTATGAATGAAAATCTTCAATACAAGGTTGAACCATACCCAAAAGGCGACAACAAAAGATACGATGCAAGTTATGTTCCAAGCGTTCAGGGCGTGTTGTTTTAATCTAAAGGGCGCAATGTGTGTTGCGCGTGTTCTGATCTTCTACTGTCATCCCATAAGACTTTGTAATAATAATGAACTGACCCTGCGC